TATAACGATTTGATAACGGTCTAGTCGTACCGCTTGCCTTCGACTACAAATGAGCCTGACTTGTCAATAGGAATTGTGACTGGCGTCACACCTTTACGGTCTACATATAAAATGCCGAAACCTGATTGCCAGTTCATTGTGCCACGCGTGTAGTGCGCCTTGCTCACGTCCATTAAATGCCCTACCTCAAAACCCGTCAGAATACCCGTTAAAACGCCCCCAGAGGCCGTTGAGAAGGACGAAATACCCTGCCTGTGAGTGTGACCACACACCACCGACTTACCATGCCTCTTAGCGGCTTCTAGGGCCGTTAAACCCCCATGTGGCTTGGTGCTCTGCTCGTCCCCGTGGACCATAATCCAGTTAGGGGTAATCTCATACGGCTTACGATGGAATTTAATGCCTAGTTCCTTGAACCCCATGAAATTCTCGTATTCGAGTTCGGGTAGGCCGATTAGGCCTGGGAGCCTAGATGCTAAAGATTTGTAAAGTCTGTCTGTGTGATTACTTCGGACGATGTGGGTAATTTGTAAATCGTGGAGAACTTGCTGGCAAGTATCTCTATCACGTCCAATAGTTCCCGACCACTCGTCCCGCCCACTAGACCAACGTGAGATGGTCTGGAAATCGAGCTCATCACCAACCGCCAGAACGTCGTCAGGCTTGTAGCGTTTGATGAATTTTGCAACTGCTCTTGTGTGTTTGACATTATGAAACGGTATTTGTAAATCGCTAATAACTACGATTCGCTTAATCGTCTTCTTCCTCGTCTTCATAGGGAGTAAAGTCGGGATTAGGAATAATCCAGTCGGGTATCCTCATGGTGTCTTCGACATACCAGCGAGCATGGTCTTTATCCCACCCAGCGCGTACTAAAGCTTCATACGCTTCAACAACAGCTACAGCCCACACGTCAATAGGCTTCAAAGGTTCTTTCTTGTGGCGTTTAGCTGAGAGCTCCTTAGCGCGCAGTAGTGCGGCTTTTTGTGCTTTTGTTCTTCTTTGTGCCACGCGCGCTCCTATCGTTAGTAAGCAATTCTAGAACCATCTCCTCTAGTTTTTCGATGCGCGACACGATGTGACTGCGGTCAATTATTAGAGGTACTTCATGGCGAATAATGTAACGCAGACCACCGATAAGGATGGCTGCTATAGATAGGCACGCTAGAACAAATGCGGCCCAGTCTGTCGGGTTCATCGCCGACCGAACGCGCTATCGTTAGGATTAAGATAGCGAAGGATAACGGGCAGACTCGCGGCCAGAGCGGCATTCACAATTGCATTGGCATCCCAGCCCACGGCTAGGTAGGTCGCTATTCCCGCTGCTAGGAAGCTTCGCGCCCAACTTGCCGCTATCGCTTTTAGTTCTTCCATCTTCGTCTCCTGTCAATATGGGCAGATAGAACATGCTGCCATCGTTATCGCCCAGTTTTGTAAAGCTAATGTGGATATGTTTTTTGTGTGGGTTTATTCCTTTGTATTTTCTCCATCGGTAGTTCCCCACCCAGGATGCAATTCGCTCATTGAAGATAATGTAAGAAATTCGCTTATCAGTTCTGGCAAGTAGTCGTAACTGATTAGCAAGGTCGAATGCCGCGGATTTGTCGGATTTGAGGTCAGAGTCAACGTCGAGGGCACGTACAATCTGTTCTGGACCCATAGGATTATGGTCAGACTGAGGACTATGTGCCTTATGGCCAGCGGACGCTTTCCATCCATCCGAAGCTCTATCTCTACTGGGGAACGCATCGTCAATCTGCTCGCGTAACTGTTGCCCCGCTTTACACAGTTTAGGCATCTAATTCCTTTGCTGGAACAATCCATAAACATTTTTCTTCATCGAAACCAATTGCATCGACAGGCTTTGGCGCAATAAAAGCATCTTTAGTTTCATCATAACTGAAACCAACACCTGCATAATTTTTGCGAATATTCCCGTTGTACGAAGTTCTTACGCATTTTTGTCCTCTAAAATTTCCATACCAAGTTTCAGGGTCTAAACCTTCAATCAGTTCTGTTTCATCTATTCCAACAATGACTTCAGTAACAGTATTGTTGTCGTCTAAAAATGCGTAATGTGCCATTACCAACTCACCGTTCCTGTTCCTGCGGTAAATGTGTAAATTTTATTGCCACCACTTGTTGTTGATGTATAAGTTAAACCTGCCCCAACCGTTAAATCTTTTTTCGTTGAATCATAGGCAATAACAACTATACCTGAACCACCATTACCACCTGTTTTACCGCCTTGATTGGTGTTCCCTGCGCCACCACCGCCACCGCCAGTGTTCACTGTGCCAGAATTACCGTTTTGATTATGGGTTCCACCTGCGCCGCCGCCGCCAGTGCCGCCTGCGCCTGCAGTTCCAGTATTAGCACCACCGCCACCACCGCCGCCTCTTGTAACGGCTGAGCCAGTTATTGAAGATGACTTGCCTGCTCCGCCTGGCGTTCCATCATTTGAAACACCTTTTGCAACTGCAGCAGCATTAGCACCGCCACCACCGCCACCGCCATTATTATTGCCGTTATTACTTCCATTAAAACCTTCTACTGGACTAAAACCGCCCTCGTTACCTGTTCCAAAATCGCCTTCGTTTTGTGATACACCACCACCAGAGCCACCATTACCGCCAGTAGAACCTTCTTTTGCTCCGAGTCCGCCGCCAGTAGAAGTTATTGTTGAAAATACCGAGTTAGAACCTTTAGTTCCATCGCCATCAACAACGCCAGAACCACCAGCACCAACGGTAACTGTGTAATTAGTTCCACCTGTTACAGAAAAACCGCTTGCAGTTCTATAACCACCAGCACCACCACCACCAGCACCAGCATAGTTAAGTGGAGAACCACCGCCACCGCCACCACCAGCCACAAGTAAATACTCAACGGTAGAAGGTGCAACAACACCTAATTTACTTGAAGCAATAATCCCGATTAAACTCATTAGGCAATATCTCCAACAACTAAAAACGTATTTGATGCTGTGCAGATAATACTTGCTGCGCTGTGTTGCGCGCGTAGTTTAGGTGCGCTAGCTGTTGCACCTGTGCTAGTTATTGTTACGCCTGCGCCTTGCGCTAGGGTTACTTGACCTGCGCCTATCTGCGCTATGTTTATTACATCACCTGCGCTAAAAACGCTAGGCGGTACTGTTAAAGTAATTGGGCTTGCATTGTTAAGTGTTACTAGCTGATTAAGGTTGCCTGCTACCAAAGTGTAAGTTGTGCCTGTTTCTGCATCAAACTCTAGCTTTAATCTTAGGGTTGCTGTACCGCTTGTAACGCCACCTGATAAACCTGAATCTGTGCCAGTTGTAATTCCAGTAATATCACCGCTTGACCCAATAGATACCCAGTTTGAACCATCATAGACTTCAACAGCATTAGTATCTTGTAGGTAACTGACCATGCCTTCAGCCAATACTCCGCTTAGTGCGCTTGTGCGAGCAACTGAGCTGGCAAACACCATGACGGTTTGCTCGTTGAGATACGTATTGACGTCCGCTGCCGTCAAAACCGTACCTGTCTGAAATAACTTGTAACCTGCGCCTGCCATGTGTCTCCTTAGTAGCTTAAGACGTCCTCGCCTAGTATACCGTTTACCGTGCTATTTAACACGAAGCCAGCTAACAAAGGCTCAGAAGTGAATAGGGTCGTATTCCAGCTTGATTTAGTAATGTTGTGATGGATGGCGTTGACCAGGCTGGGCTGGGTAACGCTCGTCGAGCCTGGCATGGTTTTGGTAACCGTGATGCCGTCGAGTAGGTCAATGTCTACCCCAGCTAAAGGCTTATTAGGGTTGGTATCATCGTAAAGATTAAGCTGGATGCTATCTATACGAACTTCTGGGTCCTTGCGTGTAGCCAAAATGCCTCTAGCTTGATTGAGAGCTTCTGCGTCTGTCTGGACCAAAATACCGTCACGGATGCCAGAATGCAGGAAGTAAGTATCTATCGAGGTCTGGTCGAATGCGTTTTGTGCCGTGCCACCCGCACGGGTAACTGTAACGTCGTTAATGAGGTTGGTATCGTCGAAGGCTACAACTGCATTTGTGTATGAGATATTCGTGCCAGTATCGCTAAAGGTGTAGATAGAAGTAGCTGGTCGTGAGATGAGCGTGTTGCGGTCAATGAAATTAACCTTAGACTCACCGTCTATAAAGATGCCGCCGAACTCGCTATTTTCGACCGTTTGTAATGCCTCTAGAACGTTCCTAGAGGTGCCTGGGTCCGCTTGTAGCGTACTTTCCCCAGTATCTATGTTTCGAAGGCTTACAGGCCAATCTACGGCGTTTAGAAGGGCATCTACGCGGGCACCTGACAGTTGGTCAGCTGGAGCACCCGATACGGTGCTAATAGCCGAACCTGCGAGCAGCTTAAACGCATCCACGCATTTAAGATTAACCGTGCTGAGGTCTTCGTTTCCTTGTCTAAAGCCCGTGTCGTAGTCTGTGATGTAGCCAGAGAATAAGTAATAATCCTCGCCTAGATAAGTAGCATAAATAATAATCTGGCGAAGCGGCAATAAATTAGGGTAATAAGCCCCAGCTGGATTCATCGGATTCCAGTCGCCGTTTTGGTCATAAAGTACGACGTCTGCGCTACCGAACTCGAACTTTGAAGTAATGCGGTTACGGCCACGACGAATAGATACGCGGGTTACAAGGTCTGTAATTTCAACGGGAAGCGTGCCAGAGCCTAAACGGTTAGTACCTAAAATACCTTCGGTAGCAGAACCCAATATAAGCGGATTAGTTTCAAATGCTGTATTACTGTCGAAGTCTACGAACACCCGTATTGTTGGTGCTGGCATTAAATCGCCACCGAACTAAGGAAAATCCCGGTTCCGTTTCGCTGATTGCGGTATATCTCGTTGATAATCGTTTCGGCTAAATCGCCTTCACTTATAATTGAGCCATCAACATTGACGTTAATTTCTATTGTGCCATCCGATTCAGCCAACAAAGATTCGGCTAATAAAAGTTCAGCATCGGCGAGAGCAAGATTTGCTTCTGCCGCGTTTTCGACCGCTGCTACAACTAATGGATTGTCTGCCGTAAACTCTTTCCAAACTTCAGCGGAAAGTGCCTGACCTGTATTGACCATTGTTTGATTTTGATTCATCAACTGCCCGTTTATGTATACGTTGTTAGCATCTACGTCCATGCGCTCTAGTTTTGTTACGCTCATAGTGGATTGGTCTAAACGTAAACCTTTTTCAGCGAATAAGGTCTCAATAGGTATTTTAATATTGAGTTGTTTCAATAATTCTTGAATGCGAGTTATCTTTGAAGGCCAATCTACGAACGGGTCGCCCACCATTTCGTCAAGGCTGTCAAGTAAGTCTGCCAATTCTTTAGCAGCCGCTTCGGCTTTGATTAACTGACCTTCAAGAATAATGGCACGCTTTACGTCTTCATCCAAAATAGCTTGCATGAGTTCCAACCGTAGACGCTCCACGTCGTCAATCTGGCCACGTAAAGCTGCTGCTATTTGAACGCGCTCAAGGTCGAAACGTTGTGCAATCTGGCCTAGTATGCCTTCTTCCTTCTTTTTCTTGTTTAAGGCTTCCTGGCTTTTAACTTGCTTTTTGGTCAATGCTAATAATTCCTTAGCGCGCTTAGCCGCGTCTGATTCAGCTTTAGCGCGAGCGCGGTCTATCTTTACCTGAGCATCTGTCGAACCTGAAACGCTCATCGGAGTCTGGAAAGGCTTAGGTTTTACCTTACCCATTTGAGTAATCGCAGACCACGGTGCGAATGGGTCCACGTTTCTAAAGAACTCAAATACAGTCGTACCGTAAGTGCGTAAATCAGAAAAGGCTGCAATCAGGTTAGCGATTCCGCGTGTTGTGTTAGCGATGCTGTCCCCGAAGCCATCCATCACCTTAACGCCGCCACCTATGCCTTTATCGCCTTGCAAGATGGTAAAAGCGTCTACTAAACCTTGTCCTACGGTTTCTTGCATATTGGCATACGCAATATTGAGAACCGCGACCTTACCGCTATAAGTATCTAAATAAGCGGCATTCTGGCCTGAGAACTGTTTAGCTAATAACGCTTGGACTTCTGCAAAGTTAGCAGTTTGTAGTTCTGCACGGCTTAAACCTGTATTGTATTTCGCTAGGCTGCGTGTATTGCCAACGTATGCCTTGCTTAAATCTCCAGCTACGGTAGTTACGTCTTGTCCAGAACCTGCCGCAACGTCTAATGCAAGGCCTAGTAAATCTTGCGCTTTAGTAACTGAGCCTGTCGTGGTCAACAACGACTGGAAGGCTGGACGCAATTTATCATCCAGGACACCGCTAGCACGCTCTAAATCTGCTATGTAAGCCGTTACGCGTGAGTCTTCGAAGGCTAAGCCTAAGTTGCCTAAAGTCTGTGTAAGCCGTGTCGCTGCGCGCTCGTCTTCTTCAAATGCTCGTACCGATGCTTTACCGAATTGGACTACTTCACGAACGGAAAGAACGCCGACTAAAGTTTTACCTAAGCTCTTAAGATTGCGCTGTAATGAGGTTGTGGCTTTATCGGCTTGCTTAAAACCTTTATCTTTGAATTCGGACGCTATGTCAATACGAATAGCCATTATGCGGCCTTTCCATAATTAACGCGATAATTAAGTAATTTAGAAGCTTTGTCAATTGCTTTCATAACTGAGTCTAAAGCCTTGCCGCTATTATCCGCGTAAGCTGCATAAAGAATGCGACCACGACCGCGGTTGAATTTGTCGTATTGCTTTAGTGGACCAATGCCATTCATAGCACCTACAAATATGCGTCCCGCATTCGGATTATTACTTTGTCCTATGTTCTTGGAACTTTGTCCGTAGTTACGTCCAGCTTTTTGTACCCGTCCACCAGGATTAACACGACCTGCCCATTCGGCAATAGCACCAGCGGCATCGCTGTTAAATAATGAATACAACGCTGAAAAGCCTTGACGGTTACGCTTAGTTGCGCCCATTTTGTATGTAATGCCACGACGTATCATCGTAGAGTCAAATTTAGGAAACTCTCTAGCCTTTGAGGTTCGGCTATTAACTTCTGCGCCTGTGTCTGCCCAGTTGTATAAATTTCCAGGTGGGACACCAGGCACCTTATTACGGGCTGCGTCGCGTACTTCTTTTAGGGCTATGCGAATTTCGGCGTCCATTTGAGCGCGCAGGTCAGGCGCGAACTTTTTGAGAGCTCTTTTAAGCTCTGGCACGCCTTCGACCACGACTGGCATTTTCCCGCTCTTTCGCCTGTTGTTTCAAAACCTCGTAAAAGGCTTTGAGTAAATCTAAATCCATGTTAATAAACTCGCTAGGCGCGATACCCGTATGTACCGAAAGCTGGGCTACTCGATACGTAAAGCTATCGCGCGTTAGCCATTTGGGTAGTTATCCGCCAAAACCTCGACGGCTTGCAGAGTCTCCAGAAACGCTAGGCCAAAAGGCTTAACGTCTGGAGCATCTGCGCGGCGTAAACATTCCCAGGCTAGCCAGTAAATATGTTCCTGTTTCTCATCTTCCCTAAAAGCTTTGTGAAAGCCTTTACGAAATTGTTGTTCGAAAGCGTACTCGATGGCTGGGGTAAGCTGGTGCGTACTCTCAGTTCCATCTGCCCTAGTAATTTTCAAGCTAGCCATGATGCCCCTTATCTAATTTTTACCAGGTGCCTGAGTCGGCAACTGTTACTGCTGAGTTTACTGTAAACGTAATGTCCATAGTGGCCATATCGCCTGTAGCACCGTTAATTGGTGTTAGGTTGTTTACAAGCAAGTCGCCAGTCCAGAGCTTGTTCGTCGCTGATACAGCGGCTACTTTGTCTTGGATTAGCTTCCATGCGACAGTAGTACCGTAAGCATCTGACAATGTGTCAAGTACGGAAGTCGCTGCCTGGTCGTTCAAAAACGACACGGTGATAGTTGCGGACTCTAGTCCTTTTACGAATTTGTGAGCTGTGTCACCCATCGCAGTAACTTCGAGTTCATCGAATGCTTGGTTAAGTGTGACAGAGGTCACATGGTCGGACAAGTCTACAGAAGCAATCTTAAGTCCGACTTTGTTGTTTAGCGTAATCGCCATGATTACTCCTCATCTTTCTTGGGTTGTTTTGTTTCTTTCTTTTCAGCGGGCTTTACTTGACCGATTTTGGCAAGGAAAGCTTCGCGTTCTTTGTCTACCTCAGCCATGTTAGCTCCAATCTGATAGAACGCTGATAGTTACCTCGCCTGAGAGAAGCTCTCCCGCTGTACCTTGCAGCACAGCTGGCGCGGTAAAAGTTCCTAGTGAATAAGCCAGATTAGATGCTTCTAGCTTATTAACGATGTTTAAGTAAAAATCTTCAATGTTAATAAGGTTGCCTTGATTGTCGAACATAGGCGCAAGAACAATAAGTTTGAAGTTCACCTTAGGTTTTACAGTTTTGTAGTGGTCATTAGAAGGCTCTATGTATGGGTCGCCTGGCTCTACTACGATTGAGTTAGCGAGCGGCGTGGCAGGTGGGAAGGAAAACACCTGCCACGCCGTATTGTCACTTAGAGCAGCCGCGATTGTCCCACGAAGGGTAGAGATTGCCGACATTACCCGACCTGACCGCCTGGTGCTAAGTGGTCCGCAAGTAACCCGCGTACACGGGCCATAAGCGTATTACCCATACGATAGGGCGAAGGCTGGAAGTCTGGCGATATGCCACCTGCGTTAGAAGCTTGGCGTGCTTGCCAGATGTCAACGGCAATCATAAGCGAAGCTTCATTAACTTCTGGCAGGGTTTCGTAATCTATGTGTGTTGTACCGTAAACAGTTCCCCACGGTACTAAATCATTCTTTAGTTCTGCTGTAGCGTTATTAACTGTGTAACTTACTGAAAAATCTGTGCGAGCAGTAACAGTCTTAGAGCCGTTATATTTTGCTCCGCAATTTTCGACCGTGATGGTCTGACCTACAATAAAATCATGTTGGACTGGCGTATAAATTGTCGCCTTAGTCGTTGTGCTTTCGTGAGCACTAACTGAATATTTGTTATACCAGAGTTTAGCTTTTACGATGTTCTCAGCAGCCTGGCAGCATTCTTCAACTACGGCCGATGAATATAAAGCACCAATACCTAGAGCAGCACGAAGTTCTGCTTCTGTTACGAATGTGGCTGGCATTGGTTTCCTTTCTAATGTTAGCCCCAGCGGCTAGGGCTGAGCCGCTGGGGTAACTCGACTACTTACTAGGAGAGGTTGAAGCGACGAACACCCTTACCGCTCTTAGCAACGTAAATTGCCAAGTAACCGTAGAGGTTGATTTCGATTTCACCTGAAGTAAGAACGTTGACGCGTAGGTTTGTTGTTGGGGATTCCCAGCAATATACAGAACCTGGTGCAACGAGGAATGCAGATTCATCAACAATTCCAGAAACAGAAATGTTGTGGTCTACGATGAGGTCTGTACCAAGAACGTTTCCGCGTACGGATGTCGGTACAGCTTGTCCCGCTGCGTTAAATTGTGGCGATGCTACTGAGTAAAGTGGACGCTGTGAACCGTCTACGTAGCTCATGATAGATGCCCACTGGTCAGTGGATGCTACAAGCTTATTAGCGAAGTCTCCGCCTGTACCCTTGTATGCAGCTGCAGCTTCGGTTGAGATGAAGCTCTGTAGACCAGCTGCGGTTGCAGCTACACCTGTAGCTTGTGTTCCGCTAGCAGTGAAGGCTGCGATGAGTGCGTTATCTGTTGCCTTCTCGTATGCCTTGCGAAGTTCGACCATCAAAAGCTCCATAAAGCTCGGCGAGCTGCGGTCGATGAGCTCAAAACTTACGCGATTTAGACCTGAGAACTTCTCAACAGTTACGGTGTCGTAAGCTGAGGTCATGCCTGTTTCAGATGGTGCTGAGCCTTCGTTGGTGTCTGCAACGGTAGGTGCTGCGTTAGGTGTTGCGTTGTTTACATAAAGACGTGGAACGGTGAAGCTCATGCCTTCAGCGATAAGAGCGTTACGAGTAACGGCTTCGAATGCTGGACGACCTGTGAAGGTGTCGGTGATGAAAGTGTTTAGGTGCTGAGGAAGTGTCAGACCTGTGTTTGTGCTTGTTGAGTCATCTGCTGCGCGTACGAGCTGGCGTGCATTGTCATCTCCGAGAGCTGCCTTAATGTTAGCTTCGAGATATTGTGCGCCACTCATAGGAGCGATGCGTGGTTGTGCATACACGCGTGGTGTTGCAGCTGTAACCTTAGGAGCTGAGGCTTCTACCGCAGGGGTTTC